TTTCCAACCCCACTTACTGTCATAATAGTTAAGCTGGGCTTTATAGCTGTTTTTGCTCATCAGTCGTCCCCCTCAAACTCAAGATCAAACGTGTCGGCCTCCGCGTTATAACGCCACATATACAAGCCCGTGTCTGCGTTGCCGAAAGACAAGCTGCCCGTGATATGCGCATCCGTGATATAAAGCATACGATTGGAGATATACGCAATGGTTTGACCGTTTTCAACAAATTCGAGCCGGTCGTTGGAAAGCACCGCCTGTATGGCGCTGTCGCTGCGGCCGAGCGTAATTCGCGCCCCCTCAAAGCGGATATACTGCTCTAAAAGCCGCTGATTTTCCGCTATCGTACCATTGGTGCTGTCAATGAGATTTGTCACCTGCGTAAAGCGGTATTCGAGCTGGTCGCTCCACTGGGTGATGAGCAGCTGTTTAACGCTTTCGAGCTCTTCCGTAGAGACTGCGGTATCTTGTAAACGTCCCAGCGCGTCATACACGTTTTCGGTGGTGGTCGTCAGCTCGGTGCGGGTCTCCGTCACCGATGCCGTGATGCTGTCCATGTCCTTCCGCGCGTCGACCTTGTAATCGGTGAGCTCCTGCCGCACTTTGTCTGTGCGCTTGTTGGTCTCGTCCTGCACAAGCTCGAGCTGCTCGCCTAAGTCTTTCCGTGCGTTGACTTGCTGCTCTGTCATCGTGCGGTATGAGGTGCCGAGCGTGTAAGTCGCGTCCCCCGGCTCGTCTACGGGCAAATCGATCTCGGAGACAAGCATCGATATAGGCGTTGCGCTGCCCGGGTCCGAAAACAGGATCATGTCGCCGAGCTTAATGCGCTCAACGGAACTGTCCACAAGATGCAAATCTACTGCATCTACCTCAATACTGCCTCGCAGATATTTTGCCGCCTCTAAATCGGCATAGCCTGCACGCAGGAGGTTTTCGGCCAGCGTGATGTCATTGTGCACGACGACCTTATAAATCCAGCCCCATTTTGCCACCGCATCCGCGTCGTAGATATAATCTTTCCCATCGTTTGCCGCAGCGATTGTAAGGCGCGGTGTTACTGTGCCCACCTTGTCCTCGTCGAGCTGCGCGCCGAGCGGAATAATGGCCGTCGCAACGTCCTCGCCGCGCACGGTGTGCAGCATGTCGAGCAGGTTTGTGCTTGCGGTGATCCGCTGGCTGTTTACGTTGCCGTACTCCTTGAGGTAATCCAAATACCGCGTTCCATCTTTGCCGTATCGTATCACAAGATAGCCGCCCATACGGTCAAGGAGCTTATCTTGCAGCGCATCCATGGTGCTCTCGTAGTCCGATTGCCTGTACACGTTGTCGGTGCTGTTTGTCACGGTGACTTGTCCCACGGTAAAGCGTCGGCTTTCGTCCACCTGCGCGTTGTGCAGCTCGATAAGCTTCGCAAAATAGTCGCGCACCGTCATGTCATGGTATACCGTCAGCGGCTGCACGCTGTCGTTTAGGTAAGCGAGCTCACCCTCGACCTCGATTTTCTGCGTGCTGCGCAAATTCCACTCGTCGTTGAGCGCACGCCCGCGGAACAAAATTGCATCATCTTGCCACAGCGTTACCACCGTATCGAGTTTTGCGATTTTGTCTGTGTGCGGGTGCGTCAGCGGCACCGAAAAGGTGAGCAGTCCGGCTTTGTTCACGGCCGTTTTGCACGTCGGCGAGATGAGCTTTAAATCCGGGCTGCGGGGATCGTATAACGTATAGGTTATACCGCTGCGGTTTTGCGCCGTAATTTTGAACACTTACAATACCCCCTCGCGCCAAGTCAAAACGACGTTGCCCGTGCCGGTCACAGTGACGTTATTCGCGCCGGGCAAAAGCAACAATTCGGGGATTTTTACGGCCTTGCCCACCTGCGCGATGCTGTATGCCGCGCCGCCGTTGAGCGCCACCGGTTTCGGATGCCGTAAAGGTCGGTGAGACGATCTCGTCGCCATTGTTCAAAACTGCCGTCGTGCCCGCGCCGCACGAAGCTGTGCTCTCAGTCTGCGCGTATTTGTACGGGTCACACACCGCTGTGACCTCAAACGTGCCCGCACCGTATTCCTTTACGCCAGGCGTACAGGCGATACGACCCAAATAATAATGGTCCGGGTCATCGGGCAGCGTAATCGGCAGGCGTTTGCCATGCACCGCAGACGCGATCTGCGAGCACACCGAAAGCCACTCCGATGCCGAAGCGCCGCGCCGCTTGAACGTCAGTTTGAGCGTGCGCAGCCCGTACACCGGGCGCCCCGTGACGACCTCGGACAGGTCGATACTGCCGTTTTCGAGCGGCAATGTCTGGTATTTCGTTTTGACCTCCGGCATTTCGAGCGAAAGATCCGTCAAGATCATGCCGAAATCCGTATGCATATCGTTTCCGCCGATGAGCACGCCCATCAGACCACTCCCCTTTCACGCAGAACTGCCGTGCCGCCCTGCCGCTTGTCCACTTCCGGTGCAAGTGCACGACCGGCTTCGCGTGGGTCGAACACCGCGTTCACCTGCAACTGTATCCGGCTGATTGCGTCCGCCAGCATCGCTGCAAGCTTTTCGTCGCGCGGAGAGCCGCCGGTGAGCGTCTGCAAAATTTCGCGCAGAATCGTCAAAATGGCGTGCAGCTCCGTGACGGGCATACCGTCTGTTTGCTGCGCGTCATCCACAACCGAGCGGATCATGTCCATCAGCGTTGCAGCGCCCGAGACGACCTCGGGGCCCGCTTCGCCCGCGCCGAGCAGAGAGCCGTCTACCGCGCCGAAGATCGTCGGATTATTCAGCAGCATCGGCGTGTTCATGGCTTTTTTATACCAAGATATGCCGAAATGCGGCACCCTCGGCGGCACAAGGCTAAAGCTGCCCGTAATGGAGATGTGCGGAAGCTTTAGCCTTGGCAAACTCCACGAGAAATTGAAAAATCCCTTGATCTTGTCGATCGCGTTGCGCACCGCGTCCCGCGCCGCATTGATCGGCGTTTCGATGCCCTTTTTAATGGCGTTAAAAATTGACGTGACCGTCTCTTTGGCTGCCTTTATCGGGTTTTCGATCGCCGTTTTTACCGCCGAAAACACCGCCGTCACCTTAGACTTGATCGCGTCCACCACCGTGCTGATCGTGGATTTTATGCCGTTGATGATATTTGAAACAGAGGATTTGATTGCATTCCAAATCTGCGTTGCAAAGTTACCAATCGCTGTCCATCCGTTATTCCAAAGGTTAGCGAGCCCGCCGAGGAATATTTGTCCGGCATTGAGCAGATTTTCGCCGAATGCACCCCAGTCGCCGTTGAGCGCTGCCGTGAACGCGGAGAACAGTGACGAAATGACGCTTGTCACCGTCTCGAACACCGTTTGCACCTGCGTCCAGATCGCGTTGAGGAACGTGCCGTCCGTCTGCGCTTCGTCCACAAGCCATTTGATTGCGTCCGCAATGCCCTGTATCGCACCGGCAATGGTCTGCGCAATCGTTGCGAGATATGTTGCCGCATACTCCCATACGGCAGAAAACAAACTTGTGCCCGACTGATTATCCGCAAAAAATGAGCCGAATAGAGAGGATAAACCCTCCAATGCCATGCCGATTACATCGCCCACCGCACTGAAAGCATCCTGCACCGCCGTCCATGCAGCATTGATTGCCGTGCCGTCTGTTTGCGCCTGCTCAACAAGCCAGCCGAATTGGTCGCCGACTGCCAGCAAAGCTGTACCGACAATACCGCCTACATAAACCACAGCGTCTCCGATTGCTGTACACACTCCGGCGATAATATCACCGGCAACTGATACTGCGTCTGCAATGCCGTCCCAGATGCCGCCCCAGTCTATTTCCGCGTTGCTCAAAGCGCTGCCAATCGTGCCGATTGCATCTTTGACCGCACCCAAAACATTCTCTATCGCTTTGGCAGCATTATCAAAAACGTGCATGATGTTATCCGCAAGCCCCTGCGGCACATTCAGGCCGCTTACAAGGATCGTCTGTATACCGCTGAGCGCCGACTGCAACAATGCCGGTGCCAGCTCGACCAGACTGCCCGCAAACGCCTTCAGCAGCGATGCGGCAGCCGACGCCATACTGGGCAGAATCGTCGTCACGAGCTGTGGGACGGCCTGTGCGACCACGGGAGCCAAGCCCTCGACCAGACTGCCGATACCGCCTAAAATCGTTTCTACGCGCGGCAGAATGTTCTTTGCGGCTATTCCCACACTGTCCACGAAGTTATCCATCAGCCCGCCGAAGTCCTGTGTATCGTCCGCAACGCCGACGAGCAGGTTTTTCCACGATGCTTTCATCATGCCGACAGAGCCCTGAATGGTTGTACTGGCTTCCTTTGCCGTCGTGCCTGTGATGCCCATTTCCGTTTGTACAATGTGGATCGCTTCGGTGATGTCCGCAAAGCTATCTATCGACAGATCTGCCATTTCACCGTTTGCCTGCTTCACCTTGTTTGCATCGGCGATAAGGCGCTCCATTTCTTCTTTTGTGCCGCCGTAGCCGAGCTTGAGGTTATCAAGCATCGTGTAGTTCTGTTTGGCAAATCCCTGATAGGCGTTTTGAATGTCGCGCATATTGCTGCCCATTTTGTTGGCATTATCGGACATATCCACAAGGGCTTGGTCGGCATATTCCGCCGCTTTTTTTGTGTCCTTACCCACGCTTTGCAAAAGCGATGCGGAAAAGCTCGTCACCGTCTCCATGTATTCGTTGGCGGAAAGACCGGCCGTCTGAAATGCTCGGTTTGCGTTTTGCAGCACTTTGTCCGACGCATTTCCGAACAGCGTCTCCACACCGCCGACAAGCTGCTCATAATCCGCATACGCATTCAGCGCCGACTTGCCAACCGCCGCCACCGCCGCCGCAGCCGCACCGAATCCCACGGCTGCGGCTTTCGCTGCGGCGGTAAACGCCTTGCCGATAGAGCTTGCCGCAGACTTTAATCCGCCCGCAAGCGCGTTGCCCATCTTCTGCCCCGACTCTTTGCCGCTCGTCTCGACTGCCGGGGCTAAACTCTTTGAGAGCTGCGCTTGTATACCCTGCATTGAGGGTACGATCTGCACATACGCCTTTGCAATTTCAGTTGCCATTTGCTTCACCCCCTAACCGCTGCCATGCGGCTTTAAAGTCTTTCGGCGTGCGGTAGCCCGTCACTTCGTCGTGCGTTTGCGGCACTTCCGTAAACGCGTTCAAAAACGATTTGGGGCGGTTTTTGCCGGTCTGCGCCGCCTTCGTCTTTGCCCATGCTAAAAAATTAAGCGCGTCAGCTATGGACGCCAAAAGCAAGGTGTCCGTCGCTGCACGCGCTCCCGATAACTTTATTTTAATGCGCGAATCGTCCCGTAAGCCCGCCGCGAGCGTCGCCAGCATGGGCACCGGCAGCGCCCGCAGGTCAAACACCTTGTAGGTTTCCGCCATGTCGCAGATCAGGGCGTCCTTGTCCGTCGCGATCATGCGGGCAAGGACGATCAGTTTTTTCCTGCGTCTCCGATCGCGTCCATGACCTCGCGGATACAGTCCGAAACGGCTGTGATATGCACTCGGCCGTCATCGCCGCGCAGGAAGTCATACAGGCGCTTTCTCTGCTCCTTGCCGAACAGCATCGCGCAGACATTGGAAAACGCCAGCGGGTTATCGTTCACGGTCTCCGCCAGCGCGTCCACAAATTCCATATCCTCCAGCACGCTGCCGTCAATTTCAAACTCGAAGCCGCCGCTTGTCTTGCCTTTAATCATGATCTACCTCCTTACGCCGCTGCCGGCTTGCTCATATACTCGTAATGCGTGTTGCCTGCGCTGTCCGGCACGGCGGTCACGGTGACCTCGTATCCTACGGCGCTTTCGTCCGCATACGTCACGTCGCCCACCTCGGTGATTGTGCCGTTCGGAATGACGACGCGCTTCAAAATGCCGCCGCGCATAATCATGTCGATAACCCACACGCCAGCGGCGAGTTCCTTGCCGTTTGCTTTGACGGTCAAGCCTTTTTCAAGGTCGCCGGTGACGTTCTCATCGAGATACACCGCTTTCAGCACGTCGCTATTCAGCGCTTCGATGAGCGTAAACGCGAACGTGTCGGTTTTCTCGTTCTGATAGGTCAGCACGTTGTCGCCGCCCCACGCTTTGATGTTGCCGCTTTGCGGAGAGTTGGAGTTCACCACGCCTTCGTCGGATGCGTAGCCGAGATTTTTATACGCTTCGGTGAGCGCGGTTTTGGCGTCGGTCGGCAGCGCCGTGCCAAGCGGTGCGCGGTAGATCGCGCCGCCTACTTTCGGCTTGCCTGTGCTTACATTGGTTGCTGTGCTCATTATTCATGCTCCTTTCACTCGTCAAAATAAACGAGATCGTACACCGCCTGGTAGCGGTATCGTTTTGTCGTCGTGTTCGTAAAATTGTAATCGCTGTTAAGCCGCGATGCGCTGACGGCATCTAGCTCCGCGGCGCTGTCCATGGCGGCTTTCACGCGCTCATTGAGCCTTGCGGCTTCATACATGGACGGCGCGTAGGACTGGATTGCCAGCATCGCGCGGTCAATACGCTCCTCGCGGCTGCTGCCCGTCTTTTCGAGCAATATAAAGCTTTTTGGCGGGTCTGCCGGAACTTCCAGCACCACCGGCACCGAAAGCTTTTCCGCGAGATAGTTTTTGATGATGATCTCAATCATGATTATCTCCCGAGAGCTTTAAGCAACGTATTTTCGCGACTGTTTTGCTTTGCGGCTTCTGCCGTTTCCGCAAATACGCCCGCTATAACTCGGCTGCTTGCTTGGTACAAATCTGTGCTGTATCCGCTTCCACACCGGGAGCGTATCTGTTCGGCTTGCTGTTTCAGCATTTGTCCCATTTCTTCGGATTTCAAAAGCTGCCGGATACCGCTGCTGTTCAGCTCGATTTTTACTTTATCCATATTGCTCCACCTTCACCTTTCGGTTCCACCGCAGCGGGATCATTGCTTCGATGCCTTCCGTCACGTCTCCGTATGTGCGAAACCGCTGCCCGAAAAACTCAACCGTCACGTTGTGCCAGTCGTGCGCGTCGCCTTTCGGCAGTGCCAGCGTGTACGCGAGCCGCTTGCCGTAAAGCTGCAATTCGTTCACAAGGTCTTCCGCTGTCGGTTCGCCGATGAGCACGTTGTGCACCGTCTCCGACACTTCTTTAAACACCGGCGCGCCGAACGCGTCCTCGCCGGTCTGCTGCTTTTGGTATAGTATAACGTCAATCCCGCGTATCATCGCATAATCCCTCCAAAGGGCTGCGGGCGCCGATGCGGTCCCCGACGCCGAGCAGCTTCTTTTCGAGCTTTGAGAGATACAGCTCGCCCGCGCTGCCGCTGCCCATCGTCCAGCTCTGGGAGTAGCCCATGGCGCTCACCGAGCCTTGCGTGGAGCCGAGCGGATAAAGCGGCGCGTCGTTCCCGCCGCCGTCGCCCAGAATGCGCCGCACCATGCGGCAGGAAACGAGCTTTTTGCGGTCCGCGTCCGCCCCGGCGCTATACGCGTCGATGATGACCGCCGCTTCCTCCAAAAGGGATACGCAGCGACCTCTTTCATCGTCGCTTAAATTTCGGAACCCCGCCGCAACGTCCTCAGCTGTTGCGTACAGCATCTTAGCCCACCGCGGTTTCGGTGCGCTTAATGTACAGCGTCTGCGGCTTGGATACCGTCAGGCCATAGACTTTACGACCCTGCACCGCGCTGGCACCGATGAACTTGCCGGATCCGTTGAGGTCCTGCAAATGCACGGGCACCTGCCACTCCATCACGCGGTGGCACCAGTTCGGGTGACCGGCGATAAACTCCGTGGTTGTCTTTTTGCTCGCGACGCGCGTCGTGCTCTCGAAATCCATGTTGTTGGACTCAAACACATTAAAGCCCGCGATGCGACCGATCACGCCCTCCTGCACGAGCGTCTGGGAGAGGTCGCCCTGCTTGATATAATGCTCATCCAGCATGAGGACTTCGAGGTACTCCGGCGACGCAATGAGGAAACGGCCGTCGGCAGGTACGCCCTTGCGGCTCAGTACGCGCTTTGCTTCGAGCGCGAGCTTGTATGCGGTGGTCTCGGTTGCAGCCGTCTTTGTGGCGCTGACCGTTGCGCCGGAAGCACCCTCGAGCGCGTTGATAGACGCCTTGTCGATCGAGAGCGCCAGCGAATAGCCTGCGCTGTCCAGACGTTCCGCCACGATGCCGTCCGGCACGCTCGCAGCATCGAAGCCGTCGATGAGCTCGTTCACGGCCTCATCATGATCGATGGAAAGATCGATATACGCTGTCGAGCCTTCGGAAGCGTCCACGCCCTTCGATTTGTTGTAGGTCTTCACCGCCACCTCGGTGTCGCGCACCGGGATTTTTACTTTGCCCGCCTTCGGGTCGCCCTCGTAGCGGTTGTTGAAAATGAGATTATCACGGGTAACAAGCTGGCTGCGAAGCTTCGCGTCTACCAGAGTTGCCCAGCGTTCCTGGTTTGTGTGTGCCATAAGATTTCTTTCCTTTCGTAAACAAAATTAGATTTTCAAAGACGGGTTTAAAGCGCCGAACGCCGCTGCCACGCCGTCGCTTTCGGTGCCGCCGCGTGCACCGGGTTCACCGCCGTCTTTCACGGCGGGATAGCCGCTCGGCTTCGCGAATTTCAAGATTGCGTTCGCCTGCGCGGTGCAGGCTTCTTCCGTGTCGCCGCTCAAAAGCTCTGCCGGCACACCGGTAGCAGCGGAGACTTTCTGACGCACCGTGCGCAGCTGCTCCGCCTTTGTAAAAGCATCCACCTGCTTCTGCAAAGCGTCCGCCTTCTCATTCGCCTTTTGCAGCTCGGTCTTCCCGGCTTCTTCCGCCTCGTCGAACTTCGCCGCTTTCGCTTTCAGCGCTTCATAGTCTGCGTATTTGCCGCGCTCCCTCGTCAGCCGGTCCTGAATGATCGCGTTCATTTCCGCCTGCGTAAAGGTGCGCTGCTCGTTTTCCTGCGTTTCGGCCGCAGTGCCGTTCGTTTCCTGGTTCACAGTTTCTGCCATTTTGGTTCTCCTTTCCGGCTTTTCCGCAGCCGTCGCGTAATTTTAGGTATGAAAAAAGCAGCCCGGCGCCTAAGCGCTAAGCTGCTTTATCAACGGTGTTTAATTTTTAGAACTCCTTGAATTCAACGGAAATATCCGTGTCGCTTTTTTCCCAAAGAGAAAATACAAATTTTGCGTTAGGGTGTTTCTTCTCTAAAAAGTCTGCATCGGTACTTTTCACCCAATCACGCTCAAAAGCATTTACTTGGAACTAACCAACCGCTAAAATCTTCGCCTTCCATCGTTGGTGTTTCAAAGTCTCGCCCTTCGCCCGCAAAGCCAAAGAAAACACAACCAAAATTACGGGCTGTATCTTGAATCAACTGCCAAAAGCGATTAAATTTTAGACTTTCTTGCGTTTTCAACCCGAGCATTCGTTGTACCTCCTTTCAAAATCGTTACGAACTCGCCGGAAGAATTCTCTATAACAACGTCATTGCCTTTCACATGGAAAAGCACCGGGTATTCTTGCCCTCGCCACTCACCGTAAAAGCGCTCGTCTGCATCATTTACAACGGTGTATATGATTTGCTTCATTTGCTCACGAGCTTCGGCGCTTGACGGATCCATGCCAAAATCGGACGCATGTTTTCCAACCTTTTTACCAAACTGCGCATCCGTCATTTTAAGTAAATGCGGTTGATAACGCTCTTTGGTTACAGGATTGAGGGGCAGTATATCAAAAATACCGCCATCATCGTTTTTCTTTATTTTATCACTTTTCCCCTCTGTTGTCGAGAGCTTTTTCTCATTTCTCGCTGCATACGCCGCCCTTTTCTGGGCATTGATGCGCTCGCGGTTTTCGGCGTAGTGGATGCGCCTCAGCTCGTTTACGTCGCTTCCGGCGTCGCGGTAAGCCTTGAGGTATGCGTCGGGATCGTATCCCTCCACGTTCACCTCCGGGTCAAACCGAATAGCGTATGTACAGTCGCAGTTCGCGTGGATATGCTCTGCGTGCCCGTTTTTTATGGCTTTCTTACTCGCCCGCTGCCACCCACGGGAGGCCAGCGTCATGCAGAACGCGCAGGTGTCGCCACTCGGCACCCATGCAAATTCGGCGCCGTCGCGCAAAGCGTTTTTCAGCATCGTGTCGGCTCCGGCACGCTTTACAAGGCGGCTCACCCCGCTTTTGAGCTGCGGCGTGCTGTTTTTTGTCGCATTGACCATGCGCGCCACTTCACCATACTCGGCAGTTTCCGCTGGCTCTGCCGCAGGCACATGCGCACCCTGAAGCTCCGCGAGCGCGTCGTACATTTCGCTCGCAAGCGCTGCGCTGCCTTCGCCGTACTTCGTCACAAGCCCATACGCAACATCTATGAGCTTCTGGCTGTCAGAAACGCCGTACTGATCTACATACGCCTGCATACAGTTTGCAACCGTGGTGTTTAACCGACGCAGCTTGCCTATGTAATTAAGCCATGCTTTCGACGGTATCTGCTTCATCGTTCAACTCCATCAAAAGCTGCTGTCCGCGCACGCGCTGTTCCTGTGACTTGATACGCCGGATGTCTGCCTGGTCAAAGCCGATCATTTCCAAAAACGTGTCGGTGCTGGCAAATTCCTGCCGTGCCGATGCGATCTTGATCGCTGCGTCCGCCGTCACCGCCACGCTCGGCATCGCCGGGTTCTTAAAGTGCGCCATGATGCCGCTTTCTTCCTCCGTCAGCTCGTCAAGCATCTTGTTCTGCGCAATGGCCTGCGCCATGCACGCGATCGTCCGCAGCGCGTCGCCGTTGCCGGTGTTGAGCTGCTGGGCGAGCAAAACGAGCGTCTGGCTCTGCGCCAAAATCGCGTCACTGCTGGTGGGGTTGGCGTCATTCACAACGCCCACATCGGTCACGGTCAGGCCTGTGGCCGCCGCAAACTGGGTGGCGGTCATCCGCATTTTCTCGGTATGCGGGCTTAAATTGCCCTGGGCCAGCTGCCCGAATACCGGGTTTTCACCGGTCTCCGGGTTGCTGGTGGCCGCCAGCAAGCTGCCCACGTATTGCTTAAATTTATCCGATACAATCGCGTCATACTGGTCGTCCGTCACGCCCAAAATGTACTTCTGCGGGGTCGTGTCAAACTCAAGCGCGATCGTCGCGTTTGCCACTGTGCGGATATAATCGTCAATCAAAGTGCGAATGGGCTTTTTCAGCCGAGAGCGCCCGAACGGCTTGCCGCTCGTCGCACTCCAGATCATCGGCTCCATCAGCGGTCGACCCATGCGGTGCATCATGCGCTGCACGCGCCAGCCGTCGCGCTCACGATGCAGCACCAGTACTGCATCGGCTGTGTACATGTTGACAAGCTTCGGCACCCACTCGTTGCTGTATTCCTCGTCCGGTATCGTGTCGATAATGGCAAGCCCGCAGTCGATGCGCCCCTTTTCGCCGTTCCAGAGTGCCGCCGCAGTCGCGGGCGAATGAAACCGTATCTTGCAGCCAATATCTGCATCGGCGGAAAGCGTTGCGAACACGCAGCCATATTTCAGCTCGTCGCGGCACGCCTTACCGTACTCCGCGATGAGCCTGTTATCCTGCACAAGCTTACTGAGCCCGTCCAAGCTGCCCGCCGTGCCGACAAATCCGTCGAACATGCTGCGGGCGGCAAGCACATCCACCGCTTTCTGTCCCCAGTTGCAGCCGACCTTCAGCTTGTTCAACCCCTGCGGCAAAGCGATGCCGAGGTTCACGTCGCTAAGCTCGATATGTCCTTCGTAATATTTGTCTTTCGTGTCGTTCTTGTCCTGGTGATAGGCAAACACATTTTGCAGTTCAATGAGCTTCTGCTGTTCGGCTACGCTCAAGCCCGGCACCGTGCCGATATTCAAAGTTATCATCGTCTCACCTTTATCCAATTTTCATCCTCCGCGACGGATCTCGCTTGCAGGTCTTCGCACCCCAGAGTGCCAGGGCGCAGGCTTCCACGGGTAAGCTGTTCTCGCCGCCGAAGCCGTACCCTCCGCCGATTGGGCGCTTGACCGCCGTCACGGCGCTTTCGTTCAGCGCCTCCTGCGGCTTGTACCATGTCAGCGTGTTTTCGTTCACGGCGTTCGTAAACAGCCCCACCGCCGCGAGCACGTCTTTCACGCCCGGGCGTATGACGGCGTTTTTCGCCCGCCAAACACCTTTGATGCGCTCGACCAGCACGTCCACCCCGTTGCGCCCGTCGATGACGACGCAGCTCGCGCGGTCGTACCGGGCGGAAAGCCAATCCACCAGCCAAACAAGTCCGCGCCCCGAGGGCTGCATCTCGATGAGCGACACGCGCGCCGGTCCCTCCTTTGGGATCACCGCGCCGCATAAACACACCGCCGAACTGTCCGCAGCAAATTTCACGCCGTAGGCGGTTTTACCTTCTGGCTTTTCCTCATTACTCGCGCAGGCTTCCCACGCCCTACGGTCAATGGCATAATCCAAATTTTCTGCCGCCACTGGGCTCCACCACCCGAGGCGTTCACGGGCGAATCCGTCACGGCTCATACTTCTCAGTTCCTCTGCGGTGAATTCTTCGGTGAGGTGAATACCTAATGCCGGATTTGTCTGATACCATGTGTTCGGGTCGTCTACAGGAATTTTTTCTGCATCATCTCCGTCCACACTCCATTCATGCCAGGCGTCATGCTCTCCCGGTTCCTGAAGGCAAACCGTGCGCCGTCTGTTGAAAACAGTGCCGGGACATCCCGGATAAGGCGGTGTCCCGGTATAAATGATCTGTCTGGTGCCGGTAGCCGATGCTGCCAGCGTTGCCATGATCGCTTCCACTTGATCGTCCGTCAGCTCCTGTGCTTCGTCGTAGACCACCACGCTGATACCGTCAAAACCGCGAGCCGCCTGCCGAGAGCGGGCAGAAAACTCAATGGAGCCGCCGTTTTGGAGTAAAATAGCTTCTTCCCCGTTTGTCCGCCGGATACCCTGCACCATGTCCATGATCTCCGGATGTCGTTTATCGGTGAACATTCGTGCCAACCGATTAAAGCTCTTTTTCGCTGTCCGAACCTGATGCGCTGTGTGCAAGATCTTCTCGCCATTTACCACAAGACCGTAAAATTCTCGCCCCTCAAGGCAGACATTTTTCCCATTCTGTCTGGGAAGTGCCAGCCCTGCCGAAGTCATGGTATATGCTCCATCGGCACCTTTCCCGAGCCAACAGTTCAAGATCAACTGCTGCCACGGGTCTAGGGCGTTGCCGTAAGCCGCCATGAGAGCTCCGGCGTCTTCGCCGTCTGTCCAAACCCGTTCTGGCTCTATTCTGATCCTCGGTTTCTGTGCCCCGGTCTTACCGCCCATCTTCATGCACCCTCTTCCTGTTAAGTACCAGTTCCAGCACATTCTCGCTGTTATCCTTTACGACCTGTGCAGCCTGCTCCGGCAAAACGCTCAGAATGATTTGCAGCCCTGTACTGTAAGATTTCCACAACGCTTCATAAGCCTTAAACGCCGGGTTTTCTCGGACCCCTGTTTGCCCGCCGCCATTATCATACTCCGTGGTCAGCCCGTCTCCTGCGATGTCTTCTCTGGCATCTTCCAGCTTGATCTGCATCCAGCAAATGTTTTCGATCACAGGCAATATCACGCCGATCTTCTCAGCACTCAACCCATAATCTTCACAGATCTTCAGCAATTTTCGTTGCTGCTTTTTACACCGTTTATTGCTCTCCGCGCACCCGCGAACAGAAGTATCCGCTATTGCTTTTTCCCTTTTTTCCGTTCTGACCACCCCCTCCTCCTTCCCCTTACGGGGGTAAATCGGCGCTGGACGGCGATGGGTCGCTGGTATGGGTGCAGGGGTACCCTCCCCACCCTCGGCAAACTTACCAGTTTCCGTCGCTGATTTTTGGGTATATCTTTTTCTCTTTCTTTTCCTCGAACGGATTTCCTACTTTTGCGCCCTTCTGCTGATTACAAAAATAATGCGCTGCCTGCAAGTTGTCCCAATCCTCTGCCGCAGCTCGTGCCGAAGCGTAACCGAACTCCCGCCAACGTGCCACGGGTCTGATCTCATCGACCACAAACGAAAGCGGATGCTGCGCGTCGCTCGGCTCATCGTAATGTATCGGACCGAACCGCCCTTTACATATCCCGCATGGCGCGCCCATGGCTTTCAGCCTGGCACGGTGTTTCCTGCGCAGTGTACCGTTCGCATATCGCGGGTTACTCATCTCCGCACCCGCTCCCCAAGCCGTCTACGCGGTCCTCTGATGCGTTTTCACTCTCAATAAGTGAAGCTACCCTCGCACCGTCCGAAATCGCCGTATAGGGGCACACAGAGAGCATACAGAAGCATGTGCCGTCTAAGCATTCCGCCCAAACGCATTTGCAGCCCCTCGGGCACACCCGGTATTCTCTTTTCACGTGCACCCCTCCTTTCGGTTTCGGGCATAAGAAAAGCACCCACGCAACAGCGCAGGTGCTCCTTGTAGACTTCCTCAATTATCATTATAGGCGGACAAAACGGACAAAGCGGACAAATCTCAAATTTTTTTGAAAATTCTCGAAAATTCTTTTCGCAGCGCTTCTGGCGACTTGTAACCGCTCATCTCACGCATAATGACCTTCCACCTCGTCCCGTGCTTCATGACACATCGGGCGAGCTTTTGAGGGCGGTAGGCAAGCTTGCCCACAAACGCTTCGATCTCCGCCTTTTGCACTTCAAGTTCCCGAATGCGTTCTGCGTGTTTCGGGTTCGGCAAGCCCCGCACCGTGACGCTGTGCAGGTTGAACGGGAACTCGTCCGCGCTTGCCTGCACCACGTCGCTGACCGCCGCGCCGTCCTTCGCCTTCAGCTCTTCGATTTCCGCGCAGATGTCGGGGTATTGCTCCAAAAGTTCTTTTGTCATCGCATCTCCTCAAAAATCACATCGCCACAAACGCCACCGCTGCGGCGAGGCCCACTAAGCCAAGCACCACCATGGCTTTTACACATCGCTCAAGCCCGGCGATATTGTCCGCTGCGTCGTACTCCCGCGACTTGCGCATCACGATGCACTCCGTGAGCGTCGCCGAGATTACGAGCACGACCAAGATGATTTTAGTCTTCATAACTTTCTCTCCTACTTCCTTACTCTGAATTTTGTCGTAATATCCTGTCCGTTTGCCGGTGGAAAACTCCACTTTACCGTTCGGCTGAACGAAAAAATTCTCATACCTTGCGCGAAAGTAATATTCAGTGCATCGCACACCGCTTTGGTTTCGACCCATTCGCCCGAAGTCAAGGCATCTAAAACTTTCTTGCGTTCTTCAGTGTTCACGTCTGATCTTCCTTTCATGTTTTCTTTTCACAGCCTGCCGCACTTCGTGATAGAAGTACAAAGCATCCATCGCTTTGGCTTTGCGCTGAAGCTCGTCTTCTCTCTGGCGGCAGTAGTCGCGGTACCGCTTGCAAGTGCTGTGGCATGTCCCACGCTCATCGGCATATCTTCCCGGGCACTCCCTCGGGCAGCAGGTCAGGTTCATGGCTTTCCCTCGCTTTCAATTTGCTCCAGCCCGCAGATCAGCACGGAGCCGTTGTTTTTCTTGTCGGTCAATTCAGCCTGGTAAAAGTCACTGCCGGTTTTACGGTCTCTGCGGAAGATGATCGCCGTCAGCTCGTAAGCGCTGCCGCTGTACTGCACCGTGCGGTTCATGTGTCGCTTAACTTCCCGCAGCTCCATCACAGCTCCTCAATGCGGATGTAGATGCCCGGAATCTTCGCCCAAAACTTTTCGGTGATCTCGGACGCCACCAGCGCGTCGTCTTTCCAGAATCCCTGTTGCGTCATAACGTCCTTGAGCAGCTTTTGCAGGTTGTCCGTGTCGGGCTTCGATGTGCGGTACTCTCCGTCCGCATGTCTGCCGTTTGGGAAGCACCACTTCGTCGTCAGCCGTACGCCGCCTGTGATCGGACTTTCGGGTCTGTGCCTGCCGATGTAAGCGGCGAGCTTCTGTCTGGCGGCTTTCAGGTTATCGTCCTCGTAGAACTTTCGTGCCGACCAGTTCACACGCTTCTCCTGATGCGTCACCGTCGGCGGCATCATCGGTACAAAAAACTCCAATGTCATTTTTGCTTCACCTCGTTAAACTACTGAATTTTTGCTTTTGAAGAAAATTTGCTTTCGTCAAGGGTAGGGGAAGAAGTCGTGTGGGGGAACCTCATGACCCCCACACTTCTTCACCCCTTGACCGTGAGAGAAAGTGAAACGGATATATATACGTAGTATATATAGGTGTGTCCGGGACAGGGACAAAGTCGAGAAATTGTCTCTGTCCAAGCTGTATTTTTTGTATAGGGACAAAGACAAAATCGAGAAATTATCTCTGTCCAAGCTATATTTAAAATATACAAGCAAGGACAAAATCGAAAAAATGTCTGTCCCTCACAGGGTCAAACTCGAGGGACAGCTGTCTTTGTCCCTGTCCCTGTAATTAAAATACATTGAATTCGAATGGTTTTTAGCTGTTTTTTGCAGATGAAATAAATAAGTTACGCTTATTTTATTCCTGCTTCACCCTCTGAAATCCAGTACTTCTTCGCTTCCTCCAACCTACGCCGCACCGTTTTTTCGCTCACGCCGAGGTACTCAGAGAGCTCCTTAACGCTTGCCTTGCCGCCCTCGCCCACCGCTTCAAACGCCGTGTCGAGTGATGTTTCACGCTCTTTTTTGCGCTCCTGCGGGGTCTTCTTGCGTCCGAAATTCTGCTTCCATCCGGTGCCCTTCGGCGTGGCATTTTCGGCTTGCAGGTCGAGCAGGATGCCCGTTTCGTCCGCCCGGTGGATCGGATAATCGAACCAAAAGTTCTTCGGCGCGAAGCGCGGAAACTCGCGCAGCGTGCCTTCTACACGCCATGCGGACTTTGCGTTTGCAGCCGTACGCGCCCTTGACACATCGCCGAGCATTAAGTTGTATGACGCTTCCCGCAGGTGCTTTTTGCACAGCGCCATCATCTGCGTCGCGCTCAGTCGGTCATCGTCTCCGGCTTCGTCCGCCTTGCGGTAGCGCGTCAGCCAGTCGAGGCACACGGCGCACACCGCGCGGTTCTCCTGCTGCTCCTTGATGCCGTCGGTCAGCTCCAGCTCGATAAGGTCGATAAGCGCATCCGGATCGCGCGCAAACACACCGGAGCCGGACGCACGGTCCATGCTCTTTTTGCCGCCCTGCCCGCCTTTTGAATGGTGGTGGCAGTAGATCACGGCGCAGCCGAGCTCCGTGCACACCTTGTCGAACTGGTTGCAGAAATGCGCCATCTGGTCGGCGCTGTTCTCGTCGCCGGTGATGACCTTGTAAATCGGGTCAATGACGATCGCCATGTAGCTCTTTTTTGCGGCGCGGCGAATAAGTTTCGGCGCGAGCTTATCCATCGGTACGCTGCGCCCGCGCAGGTTCCAGATGTCGATGCGGTCGATGTGCTCCGGCGTAAAGCCGAGCGCCGTGTAAACGTCGCGGAAGCGATGCAGGCAGGACGCACGGTCTAACTCAAGGTTTACGTATAGCACGCGTCCCGCCGTGCAGGGAAACGAAAGCCACGGCTTCCCCTCTGCGATGCAGCAGCACAGCTCGATGAGCAAATACGATTTGCCCGCCTTACTGGGGCCCGCCACGAGCATCTTGTGCCCCTGCCGCAGCACGCCTTCAATAAGCGGCGGCGCAAGCGCCGGCAGGTCGTCAAAGAATGTTGAAAGGTTTTCTTCGTCCGGCAGATCGTCGTTGACGCTCTCAATCCAGTCGCGCCATTCTTCAAACGAGCTTTTGCCGATGTTCGTATCGACCAAAAACTGCTTGTGCTTACCGCGCACCACGCCGGGCATACGCGAAAGTCGTGAAGGATTGCGGTTCTGCTTGTCGATGTCCAGTCCGTTTTTTGCACAGACCTTGTAGAGATAATCGACGCGTGCGCGGTATTCCTCATAGCTGCCCGCATCAACGCGCACAATCGCGTGCAGACTCTTGCCGCCGCTGTACACAAGGCAGGCGACCGGCAGCTCCAATTCACGTATGACGGCGTTCTGGCTCGCGATATCCATGCTGTCGGATTCAACAAGCGCATAGCGGTATTCCGTGATATTCTCGTTTTTCACACCCTTGCCGTCTAAGGGATTGAAGCGGATCCACGCACCGACGGCGGGGTTATAGTCGCCAAGCACTGCACCGAGGTCGTCGCCGCATTTATACAGCGCGCTGCATAATTCGCCTGCCGTTTGCGTGTAGCTGCCGCTTTTCGGCATGTACTTGCCGTCTTTCTCCCAGCTCTCGGTGACATAGCCCACCGTGTCCGTGCTGTCAAACAGCGTTTCGAGATACCGTATCAGCTCGGCGGCAGGCTTCCACTTTTCCGGCTCGTGAATGTCCTGCGCTTCAATCCAGTTCTTGTCCACCACAACAAATTCATCATGACGGTCGATCGTGTCGTTCCAATCGAGCTCATGGTCTGCTTTTGCGGGCTTGTAGCCGTTATCCAGCGCCATTTTGACGAGCGTCCCGGCGGTGATGCCTGTACCCGTAAACGTGTCCCATTTGCGCTCACATTCGCCCGGATGATACCGCTTTAAATCTCGGCGGCTCCAGGCATCCCAGTCCGAAGCCTTGTACCCCGCGTCCTTGAGCGCCATGCCGATGCCTGTCCACTCCGTGTAATCGAGCAGAGCGGGGTCGATATAGTCGAGCAGCTCCAAGAGGTTCTCGTTGTTATACTCCATTTACGCCTCCGGTCTGAAGCTTTTCGGGTCAATGCCGTACGGCGTGCGCCAGTTGTTCGCGGCGATGCGGTCGATCATGCCGCGGGCGGTCTCGAACGACCATGTGCCCACGTGCTGAAATCCGCGCCCCTCGAGGAATCGTATTTGCTTTGGCGTCGTCAGTCCTGCCGTGCGGCGCTTTTCGAGCTTATCGAGGATCTTCGCCGCCTTGCCTGCGTTGCCGATCTCATCGGGGAAAATGCCGAACTTTTGAAGCGCCGAGATTTGCTTTTCGCTCGGCGGCGACATCTCCCACCCGAACGCCGGCACGTAGCCGGAAAGGTCTTCCGCTTGAATGGACATTTCAAATTGCAGCGGATCCACAAGCCTTTTCTTGCGGCTGCGCATCTCGTTAAGCTGCTTTGCAAGCGCTTCTTCGCGCTGCGCTACAACGTCCTCGGATGCCGTTTTCTCCGCTTCTTCAAGGTCAACGGGTGCGCCTGCGGCTTCTTCCATGTTGCGCGTCATCTGCTGCGCGACTTCTTCATTTTCGCAGATGAGGTTCGCCGGGTGGCAAAGCTCGTGGCGTTCCGTGTGCCAGAGAAAGTCCAGTAAAAGCAGGTGGTCTTTGCCGGGGTATAATCGCGTGCCCCTGCCCACCATCTGGCTGTATAAGCTGCGCACCTTCGTCGGACGCAGCACCACTACACAGTCTACGCTCGGGCAGTCCCAACCTTCGGTCAAGAGCATACTGTTGCACAGCACGTTATAATCGCCGCGATCAAACTGCTCCAGTATCTCCGCGCGGTCTGTGCTCTCACCGTTGACCTCTGCCGCACAAAAACCACGCTCGTTCAGAATATCCCGGAACTTCTGCGAGGTCTTCACAAGCGGCAGAAACACGACCGTTTTGCGGTCTCTGCAATACTTCATCATCTCGTCCGCAATGCCGTATAAATACGGGTCAAGCGCTGTGCCGAGGTCGGCGGCTTTGTAGTCGCCTGCTTGTACCGATACGCCGGAAAGGTCGAGCTTCAGCGGCACGGTCAGCGCCTTGATCGGCGTGAGGTAGCCCTCCTTGATCGCTTTCGGCAGCGTGTATTCATAGGCGAGTGACTGAAACACCGCGCCCAAATTCTTCATGTCTCCCCTGTCCGGCGTTGCCGTCACGCCGAGCACCTTTGCGGTGCTGAAATGGTCCAGTACGCGCCGGTAGCTGTCCGAGATGCAGTGGTGTGCCTCATCGATGATGATCTTGTCAAAATAGTCGTAGTCGAACCCCGCAAGGCGTTTTTCGCGCATCAGGGTCTGCACGGACCCCACGACGATGCGGTACCAACTGCCGAGGCAGCTTTCCTGCGCTTTTTCCGTCGCGCACAAAAGCCCTGTTGTCTTCATCAGCTTATCTGCTGCCTGATCGAGCAGCTCCCCTCTGTGTGCCAGGATCAGCACGCGGTCGCCGTCCCGCACGCTGTCCTCGGCGATCTTTGCAAAGACAATCGTTTTTCCGCAGCCGGTCGGCAAAACAAGCAGCGTGCGATCCACGCCGCACGCCCACTCATTTTCAACTGCCTGCCTTGCCTCCTGCTGATATGGTCTCAGCTCCATCAGAAGTCACCCGGTGTAAAGCTCGGTGTCGGCGCGGCGGGTGCCGTTTCCGGGTCTAAAAAGCGCGTTACCTCGTTTGATTCGTGTTCTTGGTTGTCCTTTTCGCTTGTCCATTTGCGGATGCCGATATGCGCACGGCCGCGTGCACCGGGTACGGCAGTCCAGTTCATCTTGAGCGGCTGCCCGTGCTTGCGCTGCCCGATGCACGTGAAGAACGCGCACAGCAAGCCCTCGCAGCGCGTGTGCAGCAAAAGGTTGTGCTGCACGGTGACTACGCCCTCGGGCGTCACCACGTCAAGGTCTAAGATCGCCTTCGGGCAGGGTCCGATCTTCGCACCGCCGTTATACCGTGCGCGGGTCAGTTTGCTTACGGTAAAGCTGTAATCGCCCTCCGGGATAATTCTGAAATTGCTTTCGTTTTCTATGGTGTCTTCCCAGTCCATTGCTCTTTCGTTCGTTGTGTTTGCCATGATCTGTTTCTCCTTATACGTCAAACGGTAAATCTCTGTTGCTGCGGATCACTGAAAATACTTTCGGCCATGCGCCGATCAGCACGCCCTGCACGAACGCAGGGTCATAGCTCGAGATCGGTGTGTCTTCGGGATAATAGCCCTTCTGCCCGATCGCCATTTGAATTTCCTCTGCGGTTACGTGCTCCGGGCGCATGAGGTCTGCAAGCGCTTTCGGCACGTAAGACGGAATGCTGTACGCTTCTTCCGCTGCCGGTGTTTCATCCAAAGCGGCGTTCATCTGCTGCATCGGTACGGCTGTGCCGGTCGGTGTCGGTTGCGCTGCCTGTACCGGCTTGCCGCCGATGCAATGCGCGATCTGCGCGTACTCAAACGGCAGCTCATTCGCCAGACCGAAACGGTTCTTCGCGTCCCAGCACGGGTGGTGAGACGTATACATGACGCGCTTGCCGCCCTGTGCCTTGAACTTCTGCCCTTTGTCGTCCGTCTGCACGGCAAACGTCTTGTAGTTCGCGAACAGCACCATGTCCGCCCATTCTTTGACGAGCGGCGAGATCTGGCTGCCGGTCTTCTTGCCGAGCTTCATCTCGTAGCGGTCATACGCCCCCATTTCGTCCGGCTGTTCAAATTTGCGCATCTGTGCGTGCGCGGTCAGCACGACGTGTACGCCCGCCTGCACGATTTCCTCCAGACTGTTGAGAAACCGCCCGAATTCCTCTTTTTCGTATACATAGCCGTTACCGTAGCCGAAGTCTTCAATGCCCTTCTTCTGGTATCGGCTGCAAATATCGTCGATGCACAGCTGTTCCGCCCAGTCGATTGTATCGATGATGAGTGTGCCGCACACCTGCGGGTTCTGCTTGACGTATGTAAGCTCCTGCCGCAGCATCTCCCAGCTTGTGGGCTTGTCCATGCGGCGCACGTCCATATATTTCGTACTGCCCTCGGTGTCGATGAACAGCGGGTTCGGGAACTGCGCGGCAAAAGTCGATTTGCCGATGCCCTCCGGCCCGTAAATGATGACTTTTTTCGCTGATTCGATTTTGCCCGATGTGATATTCATTAGAATTCTCCTGCCTTCCATTCTTTTTTCTGCGGCACTTCGCCCTTGACATAGCCGTCTTCAATGATGATCGAGCACTCGCCGCCGGTGCTGACACGCGTCGCGATCGCCTGCAAGCCCTCCTGCTCAAGCCATGTGCCGAAGTCCTGTAAGGTCTCCGTGTCCATCTGTTCAAGCTTATCGATAAGCACAAACCCGCAGTTCGGGTTCAGCTTGCGCACAATCGCGGTCGAGACCTTGAGCTGCTCGCTGCCGCTCATGCTGTCCCATCGGTGCCCGTTGTACGTCAGTTCGCCGTTTTCCACGGATAAGCCCGGCAAAGGCAGCGACGCATTTTTCAGCAGGTCAATCTTTTTCTGCCGCACGTCGTTCAGCTTTGCGGTCATGGTATCGTACTCGGCGCGGTGCGCGTTCGCATCTTCCTCGGCTTTCTCTTTATTGAGGTTCGTGCGCACCTTTTCATTGATGACCTCGATGTCGCGGATATTCTGCTCGAGCTCTGCGGTCGATTCATCGTGCAGATCTTCCGCGCTTTTCAGCGCACATTCCAGGTCACATTCGGTCTTTGCAAGCTGCTGACTGTACGTTGCAAGCTCTGCGCGCAGATCGTCTACTTTCTTTGTCAAGCGTTTATGTTCTTCACTGATTAAAGTGACATTCATGCGTTTACGGTGGTTCTCACCGTTCTTCGCGAGGATCTCCTGCTGCGCCCGGATGAGCTCACTTGCGGAAATCGGTTCCTTCGGTGCATCCGGATAGTACGGCATCTCTTTCGCAAACTTCGCTTTCTGGTCGGCAATCTGCCCGATTGCACGGCGGCGGTTGTAGAGGTCGTTTTCCTGTACCTCGAGCTCCTTGAGCTGCGGGCCTACGCCGATGATCTTCAAAAGCACCTCGGCTTTCTCGCGCGAAGACGCTTCCATAAATTTCGGCAGATCAATCGCGAGTTCTTCCACGAACTCGTTCAAGAGCTGCTGGCCGGCGCGTTTGCCGGTCGGGTCCGTGACCTTGAGGTCGCTGTTTTTACCCTTGCGCTCCACCTCAAGCCCGTTACTCATGACAATATGTAAGTGCGGTGGGATCACCGACCTCTCTCTTACGGCCTGTGACGGGCGGTAGCGGTCGCCGCCCAGTGCCCAGGCGATACTGTCCAGCACGGAGGTCTTGCCCTGGTTGTTGCGTCCACCGATGATCGTCAGCCCGTTTTCGGACGGCTCAATCTTCACGGCCTTGACGCGCTTCACGTTCTCAATTTCGAGCTTGTTGATCTTCATCATTTCTTCAACACCTCATTCACGACTGTCTGCTGCTCGATGGTGACATGATCCGCAGCATAGCCGTACACGGCAGTTAAATCGTCTCCGAGTTTAATATTCGCGGTTACGTCGACGCCGCCGTCCGGGTTTTGCTCTGCGAGCAAGAAAGACCCCTTGACATTCTCAAGAATTTTGTCTATACTCAAATCAGAGTATTTATCCGACTCTTTCGCCGTTTCGACTGCTGCAACAGCCGAAGCGGCATTTTTCTTTTGAATGAGCTTTTCGTAAAGACTCTGGGTGTCGTCGCGCAAATCCGCGAGATCGTCGGCGAGGTCGCTGTACAGCTCCGTTTCTTCGCTGTTATCCGCGACGTTCATCGCCGCTTTCAACGCGTCCGCTATGCCGTCGAAGGCGGCTTCTACTTTGTAATACAAGTTCATGCGTTTCTTTCCTTTCTTTTTCTGTACTCATGGATGTTCACGATATTCCCGCACGACCGTGCGGCTTTTCTTTTCCTGCGCTGCGCGGCGACGAGCCGGTCGATAACGATCTGGAGCCCGAGCACGGACCCCACGGCCGTCCCGATCAGCATCGCAAAGCCGAGCAGCTTGACTAAGATCATGCTTTACACTTCCTTCCAGAATCTAAATCTTCGGGTGGGTCACGCGGGTCCTGCCGTAACCTTCCGGCTTCTCGCCCCAGTCAAAGTTTGTCAGATGCAGGCCATAAGTTTTACGCCACATCATGTCCAGCGCCGCTTCCACGCATCTGCGGTTCTGCGCCACCTGCTCCGGCGTCTCGTCTAAGTATCGTATAATCACCGTCGGCGTGCCGAGATCGCGCTCCTTGCGCTTTTTAGGGGCTTTCTTCGCGGTCGTTTCTTTCATGAAAATCACCTCTTTTCTTTTTATGCGGTGTCGGTTTGTCCATATCCCGCAGCCCTCCCACCTGCCGCCCGTTCACAATGGCAATCACTTCGGCGCAAACAAAATGAAATCATGGGAGGTAAGTTCCGGGCGGCATGGGGCAAGGCTGCGGGGTGGGTTAGGTCAATTTCCTTGTACATCTCCGTTTCTTGTGGTAATATGGAAGAAAAAGGAGATTTTTTGTATGAATATAGACTTTACCATCGAGTTTAAAGATATTTTGTCTATGATTATAAGCCCTATTTTTATTGCTATAACTACGCAATATCTCATTGAAAGACATCCTGGAAGTTATGAGCGCGAAAGATATGAAAAGGTCGTGTTCCCGATTTTTGATAAACTGGAAACTATTCTCTACAAGAAAAATCTTTCTGATGAAGATTTAATACTTGTTAAAGAATGCCGTAAAATTGTCGACAAAAATCGTATGATTGCCGGAGGACGCTTGCTGCATTGCTTTGCTCAAGATGAAAAGACCAATTTCAAATCGATGTCGCGGAAAATTGACCTCGAATACGATTTATGTACGCGGAAACTTGGATTACCACTTCGCCCTATTGACTATCGACTGAACCGTTCTCGTGGTGTACAAGTCTTTTTTCTGTCTTTGTACATATCCAGACTTTTGATCTCATCCGGCGCCCTTATTTCCTTTGCTTTCATCGTCTATCGCTTACTGCTTCAAATTCTCTGATTACAGCAATTTTCTTAAAATCAGAAACATAATAAAGCTTAAAGCGATAAACTCGAGTACATCTAATAGTCGATACATTTCCTCCCCTCCTCTCACTCTTTACCACAACTCGGTATCTTTTAGAGTTACTCACGCGCAAAAAAAATTTCTGCTGGGTTCTGAATTTTAAGCAGCGAAATCATCTTATCGATTTCATCACTGCCGAAAACGCCTTTTTTCATCTTTCCATAGAACGTTTTAGGCGTGATGCCGATAGCTTTTGCTACGCTTGCCTGCGACATATTGCGCTTGGTAATGATGCCGCGCAGTTCGTCAGTCTGGATCATTTTTTGTATCACCTCTTTTAGTATCTTTTTAGGTTACTTCGAGTATAGCACACACAAAGTAACTTGTCAAGATATTTTTTCTTGACTTGTAACTTTTTCGTGATATAATGAAGTCAAACAGGAGGTGAATTAAA